ACGTTTGTAATATCAACACCTTTGTAAGTTTGCGCAATCTGTGACTGCATGTATAAGTCCCAGGCAGCATATCCCATAAAGAACTTAACGCTGTTGTCATACCTTAAAGCAGCAGGCAACAAAGCAAATCCTTTCTGCATTTCAGCCTGGATATTTGCGGCACTCAGCGTGGTTGCGGTAACGGTTAAAGTTGCATCAGATCCGCTGTTTGCGTTCTGAGCGTTCTTAATAAAACCGTTATAGTATTTGTAAATACTTGTGCTTGCATTTGCAGTACTTGAATTCCAAAGGGCTTTGTTTAAATACCTGTCGTGACGTTTTAAAACCTCCTGTACAACAACGCTTTCAACGGTTGCCGGTAAGGTCCTGTCGATAAGGGTAGGGGAAAGCATTGTTGCAAACCAGTGCGCTTCATAATCCCTAGGGTTAAACTCTGTATAGATCATGTAATCGGCGGGCGTTAAAGTATGTCCGTCAACTGTCATGGTTCCTTTACTTGTTGGTGTAGCCATTCGATCCTGAACAAAATCTTCATAGTCAGCATCCCAACGTGGTATAGTGAATTTCTTTTTAATGCCGTCTTTTACGTAAACGTGTCCGCCCTGTACAGTTTCATTGCTGGTAATTGCTTTTACAATGAACGTGCTGGCAGCTTCACCGGCATAGGTTGTATCACTGATCACAAAGCCATCGTATAAAGAGGCTTCAATGTTTGGCAGTTTGCCGGCATATTTAAGCACACCGATTACAGCACCACCCGCCAGTAAAGCTGCGAATGTTGCAACGGGTGGCACACCTGCAAAAGAAAGCAAGGTGGCAACTAATGCCATCAGGAAAAACGAGTTAAAAATTTTAGTGGTCTGTTTCATATTCTTTTTTTGTAAGTGTTTTTTAATTATGCCTGTGGCTTTAATTTGTTTTGAATGGACAGCATGATACCTTGTGCGGTACCGGCAGATTTTACAGCCTCAGGATTCACTGTTTCAGTTTCAACCTTGTTGGCGACCTTATTTAAAGGCAAATCTTCCATGATCTTTTTTGTGCCTGGCATGTCCTTAACTGCAAGGGCTTTCCAGGTTTTGATGGTATCCGCATCATTTTTTATCTTGCCAATCCTTGCAAAATTGGTAACCATGGTTTCGGCTTCTTTTTCTGTTGCTTCCAATACATCAGCGGCAGCCTTGTCGGTTGTTTCCTTTAGGTCTGCTTCAGCTTTGGTAAGTTTATCCTGTATCTCTTTTACGCTGTTTTTAGCGGCTTCCAATTCGGCTTTTAACTTATCAGCTTCAACCTTTGCATCGTTGGTTACTTTGGCCAGGTTATTCTGTAAACCTTCGATGGCGCTAACAATTACGTCCTCTGCGCTTCCTTCATTCAGGTTTAATTTTGCTGTTACTTTTTTCATGTTATTATCTGTTTTAAAAACATTGTTTACAATATCATTTGCCACCTTCCACATATTCAAGGCCCCGGTTTGTGGCATCCTTTTTTTGTTCTGTTCGCTGGTTACTGCTATATCAGTGCAAAAACCTTTAGCAAAACATTCAGCCGAGTTTAACCAGCTTGTTTTCTCCATCAGGTAGCCCACTGCATCAGATGTTAAATTGCTTTTAGCTGATAACATGGTTGTTAAACTGTCCCGCATTGAATTCATCTGCTGTTTATCATCTGAACCGGATGGGTTATGTATCATTAAACTGGCATAATCTGCCATGATACGTTTGCGCCCTGCCATAAAACAAACTCCGCCCATACTTGCTGCAATGCCAACGTTATGGGTATCTACAGGGGTTTTGCTTTTTAAAATGGCGTTGTAAATATTCATCCCGTCCATTACTGAACCGCCGGGGCAATTGATGTAAACCTGGATTGATTTTTTACCGAGTGTGTCGATCTGTAAAAGTTCGGTTGCGAATGCCGCGCCGTCTATGCCCATGCCATCTTCTGGGTCGTACCCAATATGACGGTCTAACATCATTATTGGTTCGTCTGCGTTTATGTCAATGCAATAAGGCATGACGTAAAACTATAAATAGCTAATTTCTTTAGCCTTAAAGTACCGTACCTTTTTAGCAAAGTATTGGGACCGGTAACAAACGCCGGAAATGAGATAACCGGCTTTTAATTCAGCCTACGCACAAGGCATGGCAACAAGGTATGAAAATACTTATAATTAGTCATTATGCTAAATAGGCGCACAAGGCTAACATCGAAATGCATTTAAGAAAAACCCGTGCCACCACGGAGCGAAGATTAAAACGAAGATATGAGCGAAACTGAACTTTTATTAATTGCGAAAGCTCTTAGATTAGAGGCTTGCAAATTTGCTGGTTTGGAAAAAGCAATGGAAAAAATAAACCCTGAATTGTACGCTGAGTATATAATTCAGTTTAATATAAAAAAGGATAGTATATCTGATATATTAAACGGTCTAGATAACAGGCTTAATGAACTGTCTCAAGCGAACTAACAATATCCCTTAACACTGTTATCACAAAAGTTTCGGTTGTGCCAACCGATGCTCCGCAGCTTTTTTTCTTAAATACATTTCGCACAGCCCCAACGCTGCCCTTTACACGCTGGCTAACCTGATTTAACATAATGCGATACATTATAAGTATTTTCATTTTTTAATAATTTTAATTGTTGCCATGATACGATTTTTTGCTAAATTGCCACTGCAAAAAATCGTATGCCATCCCACCGCTAAGATATAGCATTTGCAGCAAATCCCAAACATTTTAGCAATAAAAAACCCCGACCTTACGGGGCCGGGGAAAATTAGCAGGAGCAGAAAACTATTGTTGTTTTTGTAATATTCGTTGTAGCGTTTCGGGTGGCTGGCAGGCTTTTAATGCTTTGGCCGCTTCGTTCATTGCCCGGCTTTCGCTTATACCTTGTACGGCTGCGTAACTTTTAATAAAAGCGTTATTGCTCGGCTTTAAGTAAGCCGTTACCGTCCTTTCTTTCATAGATTCTTTAGCCATAGTTTTTAATATTGGTTTATTTTGCAAATGCGATCCACTCCCAGGCGAAATTCTGCGTAACCGCTGAATCCTCCCGAAAATGAACTATAAAGCCAGATGTAGTTCTGCTTCGTATATTCCACAAAACTGTTGCGTCGTTATCTGGCGTACCGTTGCTGATAATAGAACCCATAACAGTATAATTGCTTGTTGCCAGGGCGGTTCCAAAGGCTACTGTAACATCTGTTCCACCTGATATTAAATTACCCACGTTCTCACTGCCGCTGGCCAGGGCTGGATTTAATTTAGTACTGTTAGGTACGTCGATGTTTATATTCGGGTAGCTACCTGAAGCGATGGCCTGACCGCTGGCAGTGATATTTACCTGCGATGGTATGGTAAAGTTTAAATAAAACGCAGCGGATAAGTTTGCCAACGCTGAACCGGCAGCCCCGGCGGTTAACTGCATTTTAATTATGTTGTGAATGTTGTGCGTTGTGGCATCGCTGAACGTGCACGGATCTGCATCGGTTGTGTATTGTGATTGAATTGTACTGAATACCGCCACATCTGAACCTGTTGCGGTAAAACTAGCTGCATCGATATAATAAATCTCACCGTTATAAAAAACAGCCCCGGCGGTTGTGGTATATGTTGGCGCTGTACCGGTGTTCACCACGCCATACAGCACATACATTGTACTTGCGCTATATGTTGAGCCGATCAACGCTATAATAGTTGCTGCTGTTGTTTCCCGGTGCGCTAATTGCAGAAATTCCAGCGTCCCTTTTTTCGGAAAGAACTGGGCGCTGTTGGATATTGGGGTTATGCTTAATTTTTTCATTTGATAAATTATTATATTAATTATTTTTAAAAAACCATAAATTAGCACCTGCAAACTAGACGAAGAACAAATAAAATTGCCGAAATCAAACCAAGAGAACCAAAGCAAATTATTCCGTGCAGTTCATCTTTATCTAAATTTTTAAAATACCCTAATAACTTCATTTTAGTATGTTACAATTGTATAATTAAGGGATGCCGGTATGTATTTATCAACAAAATTCCTTACCGCCGATTCATTGGTTAACGCATACAGCGCAGCCGGGAAATTTATCTGAAAATTATTTATCTGAACAAATGGGTAATTGCCACCGATACTGTCGCTGCTTGTTGTCTGGCCAATAGAGCTTACATCTGTTCCGCTTTCATCTTCGCCAATCCTGAACCCAGATAATGATGCCGGAATATTGTCTATGTAAATGTCACTATCGAGCCCAGTTGCAGGCTGTCTAAAAACTCCATCAAATTGCAGGTTCAAAGCCCACTCCAACACAATTTTTTGCCCGTTGTACTTTATCCGTTCATCAACGCCAATAAAGTTTTCCTGAATTAATCTCCAATCTGTTGCATTTGTTGGGTCGTTGGTTGTTCCGTCTGTAATGCATTCGTAAATTGATTTGCCATACTTTACCTGATCGTATAAGGCATAAGCCCCTGCGCTGTATGTTGGCGCTGTACTGCCAAGTTTAAAGCTGCCTAATACCAAATCCCTGCACCACTGCGCCGCCGTTAATAGTGCTTGCATTAAAGCAATAGGTTGCTGATCTCGCTTGTCCGGCGGAAACTGATCAATTGCTGCCTGGTTAGTGTCGATATTGTAAATGGTGGGCAAATTATTCCGCTATAAAGTTTAATGAATCAGCAAACGTATGCCCTGTATCGGTTTCCTGTCCGATATATCCAGCAACTGTTTGCCATTTACGCTGTATTACCTGGGTATTTAAAATAAGGTCAATACCGGCGCTGAATAAGTCCGCATCTGCACGGCCCCGAACGTTCTTTAAAACAACATCGTTAACGCCTTTCACGCTATTTATTATTCCTTCAAGATCCGCCATATCAACCGTGCCGTTAAAATTATTGGTAGCACGGTCAACAAACCACGCTTCAATTGCCGCAATTACATTTGCCTGAATGATAGCGGCATATTGGCCCTGGTAATAGATATCTGCCTCAATAAACATTTTATCACTATCTGAAGAAAGGACCACGTAATTAATACCGGCAACTCCGATAATGTTTATATAACCCTGCGCTGCTGCTTTTTCTGAGCTATCCAGGGCAACAAACGGGTTACCTTTTGCGACTTTTATTTGTGTTTCGTTACTTACCGAACTGGTAACGCTGCATGCTGTAATTATTCGTAATAATGGATCAACTACCGGATAAGTTGGTACTGTGTCAACCAATGCGATAATTTGCGGGTCAGTGGCGCTGTATTGAAACTTAAACATTTTATCCTGAACCCATGGCGCAGATGCTGCCGGCGCTTTAGCTGCGATATCTTCAATGGTTTGCTGAAATAAGTCCTGCAATTGCTCGAGCAATGCCTGACAGGTGGCCACGGTAAAGCAAATAAGGCGCAACATATTGCGTTTACTCCATGTTAACGGGTCAATGGTGATTCCGATGGCTGCGAAGTTTGCAACCAAATTGGAAACAATATAAGCGTTAATTTCATCTACTTTTCTGGCCATTATTGCGGTATTAAATAGTTTTTAGGCGCTGTTTTGCTTACCTGTAAAATCAAATCGGTTGGCGGCGTACTATCAACATATGCATCAGGATGGTTTGCATCCAACTTGCTGCCGGTTGTATCGGTAAAGTTTGCCACAAAGCCAAGTATGTAATGATATACCTGTGTATGCTCGTAATCCTGCTGCTCCGTTGCCACGTTTAACGGACCGCAACCTGTCGGCCTGAATCCAGTTAACAAAGCCCGTATAGCATCCCGTAAATCAAATATGAGTAAGTTTTGTTCCTGTGTTCCTTCCTCATTAAAGCACTCAGTCGCCAGGTGAATCATAAAGCCAACATCTGCGCTTTGGTAGCCCTGGCCAATCGTTTCGAAAGTTACCGGGCTAACAACCTCTACAAATGCTGCAGGCTTTGGGAAGTTGTACAGCGACCCATCCGCCTCAAATCTTATTTGGTTGTTCCATATCCTGGCGTAAAGGTTCACAGTATTGCCGTCCCCGTTGGTAACAGTTAATGTTTCCAAACGAGTAAGTAAGTCCTGTAAAGGTGCTTTTATGCCTGCCATTATCTCATAACAATTTTAAATGTGTAAATACAAAACTTAATTCTATCTATCACTGGAGCTTTCGCTGTAAATTTCCATGTAAAACACATTAGCTTTGGCATTCTTTTTAATCTTTGCCACTTACTCCTTATTTGAAAGTGGATATCAACAGTAAAAACTTTATTTATATTTAACTCTGCCATGCTTTGTTTATATAAGTTTTAATCTTTGATCTTTGTTGTTCAACCAGTTTCGGACTGTTACCCATGTAATGCCTGCGGGGTAAGTTATTTTCCGGGTCTCCTTCATTGTGCGCCGCTGCATAGGGTAGATCAACCACAAGCCGAACGCTGTTAAAGGTTTGGCTACGGATTGAATTGCTTACCGCCCTGCGCAGCCTGCCTGTTCCTATTAAAATGGGCTTTGTTCGCCTGGTTAAGCCTTTAGATTTTGGGTACTTCCATTCGTTGGTGCCTTCAATTCTACGATTAACCTCTTTCCACCCCTTGTCATCCCAGCCCTGCTTAGTAAAAGAACTTACAAAAAAGTTTTGCGCCTGGTTGGCAAGTATTACGGGTAGCTCCCGTTTCATCCTTACCAAGTTTTCTTTAAGTCGCCCAAAGTGGAATTTGTTATCCATTAGTTTGCCTGCGCTTTTTCAATATGCGGATACAATTCAACTTCCAACCTGTCCTTTTGAAACTTAGTACCACGCCTTACCAGTAAATCATTGAACTGAATACCGTCCGGCGTTATCTTCACAATGTCGGCGTTCTCCTGCTCCATCATAAAGGATTCAAACATATTCCAGTAACTGCTATCCAGGTTGGCGATCTTTATTTTACGTCCGTGCTTTTTATAGTGCTGTACAGCGGCAAAAACCATATCAACTGCAGGGTTGCCGGTTGCAATGTGTACTGTTTGTTTTTCTTTACTCATCTGTTTCAGGTATTGGTAAATTAAAATTCACTTTTCCTAATTCTTTAGGTGCATCGAAGTACGGGTGATCCTTAGTAAACACCTGGCCTGACTTGCCTGCGTTATTAACGAAAATGGGTTGCATCTTTTCCTCCACACCACTAACAATGTACGCCCTGTTTTCCGTTGGTTCACCTTCGTCTAACTGTAACACCGTGCAAAAGCAATTAAAGTGATTCAACGGCATTATCGATGACCATACCGCATCATCAACCTTTGCAACTAACCCATCCAACGGGGCGCAAATGGCGCAGGCGTCGCCGATAGCAGAATATTTAAGCAGCGGCAGTATGTCTTTGTTTTTCTCGATCTCATTCCACTTAACCGCCATTGTACCCTGGCCAACCGCTGTGTTATATTCTGTTTTGCCCCAATCGTCATTCCACTTATCGTAAGTTTCCCGTCCAATCTTATTGAATTCCCGGGAAGTCCTTATTTCGCCATCTTCGCCAATAAGTAAAGAACTGATCTCCTTAACCTCCTGATATGTTTTAGCGGCGCTAAACATATACACGTTTTCCCTGAGCTCTGTTAATAATTCCAGATCTTTGCCAACCGCTGTGCCTAAATCCGCTCCAAACCCTTTATAAAGCCCCTGTTTTAAATATTCCGCAACCGCATTGTAATAGTCAACCGGTAAATCAAACTCAGTTATTGAGCCGTCAAATATACCGTCAAGTAGTTTCTCTATTTGCTTATCGGTATATTTCACGGAGTTTATTTTGAACCTTTGGATTAAGTGCCGGGCCTATTTTTGCAGGCGGTGCTGGTAAACTTACCTTTATCCCCGTCTGCTTGGTAAAATACGTTTCGTCCATCTGAAATCCTGCCTGCTTAATCTTAACACCCAAATCAGCAATGGCGTTTGCGTTCTCCATTACCTCGGCATCGTTCTTAAAATTAAACGTGGTGCCTTCGGGTATGGTAAAGCCAAGGTTGCGCATGTTGGTAAATAGCAGGTCCTGTACAACGGTTTGTAGCATCATGCCGTCTTTTGTCTGCTTATCTTCCATGGCCTGCTGTGCCGGGCTTTCTTCGCCACTGTTACCAAGCTTGCCCGGTATGCTATCCAGCGCATCGGCATGGCCAAGTATTACCTTGCTGATTAATTTTTGTAGCCTTACTTCCAGGTTATCGTATGACTTGTACCCGGTGCCACCCAAAGCGGTTTCCAGTAACTGTATTTCATCCATTGGGTCTGTAATAGCCCAACCTGAAGAACCCATATTTTGAAGCATAGCAGCAAACTCTGCCCGTTCGCCTTCGTCTGTCTTTTGTGTTTTACCGTGGCGGAACGGCTGCGCAAATAACTCTACAAACGAACCGTTAAACCCTAGCAGGTTACGCAGGAATATTTCATAAACAGAAATATCGTATAAAAGGCCATAACCACATTCAGACGTTCCGAATTCGTTCGGGGTGTCAACATACACATACCAATCTTTGTATTCAGGATCCTCCAAAAACTTAACGCCGCTTATCATGTAAGGGAATGACATAAGATCGTAACGGTCCGGGCTTACATTCCAACGCTTAACCACTTTTAATTTAGGGAACGATCCATTTACCAGGTCGTTTAACTGGATAAGGGTATAACCGTAAAATATCGCATCGAGTGAATGGTTGATAAAATTTATAAACCACGTTTTAGGTATCAATGCGCCGCCCTGGTTATCGCAGAATATTTCAGATACTTTCTGATCAACTTCCCCTGCTGCGTTCTTAAATTCAAATTTCCTAAGTAACGTTAAATCCTTTCTGCGCTCCATGCATGCTTTTACATGGCCATTGTCCACCGTGTTAAGAAACATTTGCTGCATCTTATACCGATACGGGAAATATGCCCGTTCAGCCTCTGCAATAGCTTCACGTCGGGTTAAGCTATCCTGCGCAATACGTTGCAACTGGATAGGTACAATATGAGCGGACGGGGCCTGTTTAACCTTTGGTGGTAAAACTGCATTAAATATGCGCTGAATAAGGTTAGGCATCAGTACTGATTTATTTTTTTAATGTCGCTACCCCAACGGATACGAGCCCCGCTCTTTGGCTGTATCAATGATAAGTTTGCGGTTATTGTCTGCCCCTGGGCTGCGTTTTTCAGCCATTTAATTGCATCGTCATATCGCTTCACCCTTAAAT